ATTTGTTATGGATATAAATCTGAAAGAGATTTTTCTCATTGTTATCCTAACATTAAAGCCAATCTGATTGACCCATTAAATGAAAAACATAAAGTTATTAATTATGTAATGACATATGAAGATACCAGATTAAATGAAGTTGTGGATTTGTTAAATCCAGTCAAGATATTTTCTGTTCCATTTGAAAATAGTAGGCAAAATTCAACTAGAGCAATGGCAATTCCATTAGTTGAAAATGAGGATATTGATTTTTATATAATGACAAGATTCGATGTTCATTACAATAAATCTCTAAAATACTTTAACATTGATTGGAGTAAATTTAATTTTACTTCAAAAGAAGGTAATGGTTTTTGGGAAAGTCAAAGATTTGTTGGAGATACTTTTTATGCATGGCCCAAAAGACTACATGAAAAAGTAAAAGAAGGTTTCATTGAATTACAAAAATATGATCCAAATCATATGCATAATTTTTATTCCATTCTTTCAACAATTATGTCTCCAGACGATATTCATTTTATGAGCGATGAACCGCAACTAAGTGGGCATTTGTTGACTAGCATTTGCACTAGAGATTATGTAGATAGATTGCGTGGTAAAATCCCGATTCACCAAGAAGTTTTAGATAGATTTAACTGAGGAAACTATGATTAATGTAGTAATACCAATGGCTGGCAAAGGGCAAAGATTTATTGAAAGTGGATATGATAAACCAAAACCAATGATTGATGTTTGTGGGGTTCCAATGATTCAGCGAGTTATTGATTCGCTATCAACAAAAAATATAAACTGTAATTATATTTTTATTGCATTACAAGAACATTTAAATAATGGTCTAAAAGAATACCTTGAAAATAAAGGAACAATTATTCCTCTTAATTATGTTACAGAAGGAGCGGCGTCTACAACTCTGATGGCAATGAAACATATTAACACGGATGATCCGTTGGTAATTGCAAACTGCGATCAATATCTAGAATGGGACTTTGAAGATTATATTAAAAAATCTGAGGAGTATGATGGTTCTGTTGTTGTTTTCAATTCTACTAACCCACATCATAGTTATGCCTTGGTTAAACAAAAAGTTGTTATTAGAGTTGCGGAAAAAGAAGTGATCTCAGATAAAGCGTGTGCTGGAATCTATTATTACAAAAAAGGAAAAGATTATATCAATAGTGTTGTAATGATGATTGCTAAAAATATTAGAACCAACAATGAATTTTACATTGCTCCAGCATATAATGAGATGATTTCTGAAAATAAAAAACTAACAATTTATGAAGTAAATGTTAATAATAAGCACATGTTAGGCACACCATACGAATTAAAAATTTTTTTAGATAAAGTAGAAAATGGAGAAGTTACATTGTGAGTAAAATACTAGTATTTGGAAAAAGTGATATTGGAGATGGAATTAAAGAGTTATATCCAGATACAGTAAATATTCCAAAAGAAGAGTGCGATGTTAGAGATGAAAAACAAATCAGAGAAACTCTTTTGAAATATTCTCCAGATATTGTTGTTAATTGCGCTGGAATTTCAAATGTGCAAATTGTTAGAAATTCTGATATTCTAAAATGGAAAGAAGAGATTGATGTTAATTTAGTTGGAAGTTATCTAATTGCCAGAGAATGCGCTGCATTAAACATTACTACAATGATTTTCATTGCGTCTGTTGCTGGTATGTATGGCAAACCAGAACATAGCGGTTATTCAGCTTCAAAGTCTGGTGTTATATCATTAGTGCAATCTCTTGGGTTTGAAGGATACAAGGCATATGCAATTAGTCCCGGAAGAGTTGATACTAAAATGCGAGAAAAAGATTACCCCGGAGAAGATAAACGAACACGCCTATCGACTTTGCAAGTTGGTGAGATTGTAAAAGAATGTATTGAAGGAAAATATAATCCGGGTGAGAATATTATTATTAGAAAACGCGGATTCAGAAAACTAAAAAGAATTGATCGTGGTCAGCCATGGAAAGTTTATTTAAATGTACAACCCCTCGGAACTCCAAAAACAATCTAATGAAAATTATAGCGCATAGAGGAAATCTTTCTGGTCCAGATCCAGATAATGAAAACAAACCTGACACTATTGACTATTGTATTTCTAAGGGATATGATGTTGAAGTAGATTTTTGGATTTCAAATGATAAACTATATTTGGGACATGATGAACCAACATATGAAATAAATTTAACCTTCTTACAAAAAAGAAGAAAAAATCTATGGGTTCATTGTAAAAACTTCTTGGCAATGGATATGCTGACTGATACTGGATTAAATTATTTTTATCACGATGAGGATCTTTATACTTTAACTTCTCATGGGCATATTTGGACATACCCAATATCACTGACTAAATTTTCAAAATATCAAGTTGTTTTAGATTTTAAAAAAGATGTTGATTTTAGTTTTTATCAATCCCATAAAGTGCATGGAGTGTGTGTAGATTATGTCTAAAATCTCAGTGTGTGTTCCAGTTTATGAAATGAAAAATGGGTTGAGTAAAAGATTTCTAATCGAATACCTTGCTCACCTAATGTATCAATCTTATACTGATTTTGATATTGTTGTTTCTGATCAAAGTGAAAACGACGATTTAAAAAAGATTTGCGATACATTCTCTAACGTGCTTGATATTAAGTATATTAAAAATACAAGTGGTATCAAGAATGCCGCCAATAATGTTAACCATGCTACTAAACATGCGACTGGTGATATTATTAAATTACTTTATATGGATGACTTTTATGTTGACCGAGATGGTCTGAAGAAAGTCGCAGAGGCATTTGAAAAAAATGATGGCAAATGGTTAATCTGTGGATTTGTTCATTGTAATCAAGATAAAACAAAATTCTTTGATCAGAGAACACCATGGTATGGAAACAAGTATCCTAATGGAGATAACACAACTGGTAATCCATCCACATATGCAGTCAGAAAAGAATGTCTAATTGAGATGGATGAAAATCTACTTTGGATTGTGGATGGCGAATATTTTTATAGGTCATATTATCATTATGGAGATCCAATTATTATTCCAGAGGTACAGGTTTGTTTTAGAGAACATGAAGATTCCGCATTCTTGAAACAAGAATTTAGAGATTTGGAGGTAAAAGAGCGAAAATACGTTGAAGAAAAGTACAAAGCTATGCTATAATGTGTGACCTTGAAAGGAGTATATAATGAAAATTGGTAATGAGACTCTTCAACTTCTGAAGAATTTTGCATCTATTAATACGAACATTGTTTTCAAACCCGGAAACAATATTGCGACTATCTCTACTGGCAGGAACATTTTTGCCAAGACCACAATCAAAGAAGAAATTCCAATTGAATTTGCTATCTATGATTTAAATTCAATGTTGGCTATGCTCACCTTGATTAATGATCAAGAAGTCGAGTTTGGTGAAAAGTGTCTTTATGTTTCTAGTGCAGCAGGTAAATTTGAGTATTACTATTCAAACCCAGAGATTGTTATTGCAGCACCTTCTGGTGAAATTGAGCATGAGGAGATTTATAAGTTCCGAATCACCACTGAAGATATTCATATGCTGATGAAAGCAGCAGCAATTACTGGTTCTCCGACTATCTCAGTTACATCAAAGGACGGTGCTGTTTCATTATCAGTTGCTGACCGCAAAAATGCAACTGCAAGTAATTTTACTAAATTTATTGGCACACATTCAGAACCATTTGATGTGTTTATTGCCGTTCAAAATTTAAAAGTTATTCCAGACACATATGATGTTTGTGTTGCTAAGATTCCAAGCGGCAAAGCAAAATTCTTGCATTTCAAGAATGAGCCAAAGAATTTACAATATTGGATTGCAGTAGAACCCGGATCTGCGGTTTAATTTGTTTTTATTTTATTATGAGGATGTGTAATGGATCAATTCATTTGGTGCGAGAAGTATCGTCCTAAGAAAATCGACGATTGTATTCTGCCAAAAAACATCAAGAAGTTCTTCAATGATGTTTTATACAACTATTCATCAAGCAATGGTGAATTGCAAAATCTACTTTTATGTGGAAGTTCTGGCACTGGTAAAACAACAGTTGCCAGAGCATTGTGCGAATACCTAAATGCAGATTACATTATTATCAATGGATCTGAAGAATCTGGTATTGATGTTCTGAGGACAAAGATTAAATCATTTGCCTCAACTGTTTCTTTTACTGGTAATCCAAAGGTTGTAATTTTAGATGAGGCAGACTACTTAAATCCAAACAGTACTCAACCAGCTTTGCGCGGATTTATGGAAGAGTTTGCGTCTAATTGTAGGTTTATCTTTACTTGCAATTACAAGAATCGCATTATTCAACCACTACATAGCAGATGCGCTGTTATTGAATTTAATATTCCCAAAGAAGAAAAGACTAAGTTGGCAAGTCAATTCTTCAAACGTGTTCGTGAGATTCTTACTCTGGAGCGTGTGGAATATGATCCAAAGGTTATTGCTAAAGTTGTGGAAAAACACTTTCCAGATTTTCGCAGAACGCTCAATGAATTGCAACGGTATGCTGTATCTGGTAATGTTGATGAGGGCATTCTTGCTAATTATCAAGAAACGAATATGTCCAATCTTGTCGATAGCGTCAAGGATAAAGATTGGAAAAAAATGCGCGAGTGGGTTGTTAATAATTTAGATAATGATCCGACTACTTTGTATCGCAAGATTTATGACACGTTTGTTCCAATTACAAATCAAGTTCCGCAGTTGGTGTTGACAATTGCAGACTACAGTTACAAGAGCGCATTCGTAGCAGATCAAGAAATTAATCTGGTTGCGTGTTTGACTGAAATCATGGCATCGGTTTCAATCAATGAATAATATTAACGACATTTTTGGACAAGAGGTAGAAGAGAAACAGGAATATACTTCTGAAATTAAATCATTAACACCTTTTGATTTCGTCAATGCAATTAGTCACAGCAAAGAAAACTTGCTTGCAGATGAATGGGCTGAAAATCAATACAACACTTATGTTGTAAATAAAGCCCTTTCATTTGGACAAGATACTGTTATTTGGGCTAATGAGATGAATTCCAGACCGCACATTGACAAACATTTACAATTTCAATTTTTAATAAATATTATTAAGCCAAAGAAACGGTACAATAAGTGGATTAAGGCTGATAAGATTGAGAATTTAGACGTTGTAAAAAGTTATTATAATTATAATACAGAAAAGGCGCGTCAAGCATTAAATCTCCTATCTGATCAGCAAATTGATTTATTAAAATTAAAATTGCATAAAGGTGGATTAAATGCTGGATGAATCATTGGTAGATGTTATTGGATATGCCCCTTGCGAGGTGACATTAGTAAAACCAGACGATTTTTTAAAGGTAAGAGAAACTCTTACCCGAATTGGTATTGCTTCGCGCAAAGAAAAGACTTTGTTTCAGTCTTGCCATATCCTGCACAAACAAAATAGATATTTTATTGTTCATTTCAAAGAGTTATTTGCTCTGGATGGAAAACATACAGACATTACTGAAAATGATATTGAGCGCAGGAACTCGATTGCATCGTTGCTTTCGGATTGGGGTTTAATTAAAATTTTGAATCCTAATTCAATTTTGGACCAAGCACCATTGTCGCAGATCAAAATCATCTCTTACAAAGACAAGGATGAATGGAATCTGCAAAGTAAATACAATATCGGTCGAAAAAAGTCGGTTGACTTTGAGTAAAAACTGATATATACTATATCAGGTACTGAATGGTTCAGTACTTGGTTAACCCGCTATGCCGCAAGGGTAGCAATTTTAAACTCGCTTATTTAAGGAGACTTGTATGACTCAGCTACGTTCTGCACTTGATATGTTCAAAGATTTCGATAAGTTTTATGTCGGATTCGATGATTCTTGGAATCGACTTTCCAAACTACATGATGATTTTACTAAAAACATTCCATCATATCCTCCCTACAATATTAGGAAGGTTGATGAGAATAAGTATGTAATTGAAGTTGCGGTTGCTGGTTTTTCTAAATCAGAAATCGAAATCGAATTCAATGATGATAAACTTTACATCAAAGGTAATGCCCAAGAAGATTCTGGCAATTGGCTTTATAAAGGAATTGCAAATCGGAACTTTGTCAGGACATTCGCTTTGAATGATCAGGTGGAAATCAAAGGTGCTGACATGATTAATGGTATGTTGAAGATTTTTCTTGAGCGTATTATTCCAGAGCACAAAAAACCTAAAAAGATTGCTATTGGTGAACCAAAACCAATGGGTGACCTTTTGACTGAAGAAGATAGGAAACTATCAGTTAAATAACCATACTTTTAATATGGGAGGTAGGGCTGGAATATTCTGGCCCTATTTAAAATGAAAAAACTTGTTAAACCAAAACATCAAAAACTAATTAATAAACTTACTAACGAAGAAGTATTTTCTGTTAATTATGATCAAACAAAGTTGATTGACGGTGTAGAATACGTTACCATTTACAATCCAAAAACACCGACCAGAACACATTTGATGCGTAAAGATGCATTGGTAAAGGCATGAAAAGTTATATTTCAAATATAATTGAAACTGATGATGGATCTGGCGATGCAATTCTGGAATTTTCAGAAGAGTTTATAGCAGATCAGAAATGGGAAATTAATGACACTCTTTCAATTAAACTTGAAAACGGTGAGATTATTCTTAAAAACTTGACAAAGGAACTTCGTGATGGCAAATAAAATTGTAGTTACTCCTTTTTTAAATGAGTATACTAGTACAGAGGAAAAGTGGGTTGTACGCGAACTGGATTCAGATGGAAATGTGTTACGCACACGCATGGCGCAAACACAAGCAGACGCTGAAGCAGTGAGGCGAGAATGGGAAAAGCGCTAGTAGTAACACCAACTACTGGAGCACCTGAGTTAACTAGAGCAGTAAAGTCTGTATTAAATCAAACGATTCCGGTTGACCATCTGGTTGTAGTTGATGGTCAACAATTCAGCGATAAAGTAGATTCCGCATTGTGGGGGATCTACTTTTCAGATTCAACTTTATACAAGACTGTTCTACCGTTTAATACAGGTGGTGGTGGCTTCTATGGTCATCGTATCATGGCTGCATTCGCTCATCTGGTAAATCATGATTACATTTTATTTCTAGACCAAGATAATTGGTTTGATGAAAATCATGTAGAAACTATGATCAATCTTATTGAAACTAATAACTTTGATTGGTGTCATAGTCTTCGTAAAATTTATAATAAAGATGGCGAATATCTTTGTGATGACAATTGTGAATCTCTCGGTAGGTGGAATGCATGGGTTGGCAATAATGTGTTTTTAGTCGATTCCAGTTCATACTGTTTTAAAACTAATTTCTTTAGGCAGATTGGACACATTTGGGATCATGGATGGGGTGCTGATAGACGTTTTTATAATATTGTAAAAGACCATCTGAAACATGATAATTATGGGTGTACAACCAAACACACATTGTGCTATAGTTTAGGTGGCAATGAAGGATCGGTGACTGGACAGTTCTTTGAAGAAGGGAACCTACAGATGCGTCAACGATTTATCAATAAACTACCTTGGCTGGAAAATATTAAATAATGTTTTTTTATACTAGTGTTAATAATCGCGGCAAATTCATTTACTTTCGTGGATACAAGGATGGCAAGCGCGTAAGCCAAAAGATTGAATTCAAACCAACTCTGTATGTAAAGAGTCCCAATAAGACTAGTGATTACAAGTCGCTCTTTGGTGAGTACTTGGAACCTATTAAGTTTGAGAACACATATGAGGCTCGCGACTTTATTAAAAAGTATAAGGACATTAGCAACTTTCATATCTTTGGTAATTACAATTTTAACTACCAATTCATTAGTAAGTTGTTCAGTGATGATGTAAAGTTCGATACTTCTCTCATCAAGATTTATACAATCGACATTGAGACTAGCACTGAGTATGGATTTCCAAATCCAATGCAAGCACAAGAAGAAGTGCTGCTCATTAGTTGTCAAGACTTTGGTAGTAAGCAAATCACAACATTTGGATGCAAGCCATTTGTAAACACAAAGTCCAATGTTAATTATGTTCTTTGCAACAATGAATCTGACTTGCTGCGAAAGTTTATTGATTTTCTCAAGGAAAGTTATCCCGACATTATAACTGGCTGGAATTGCCAGATGTTCGATATCGCATACCTTTCAAATAGAATTATGAAAGTTCTAGGAGAAAAGGCATTGGATGAATGCTCGCCACACGGCATTGTTTCTAGCAAAGAAGTCAATTTCAATAATGGCGACAAAGAGTTAGTCTATGATTGGGTTGGTATCTCCATTCTAGATTACATGGACTTGTACAAGAAGTTTTCATTCAAGGTACAAGAATCATACAAGCTAGATCACATTGCCCAAGAAGAGTTGGGTAAAGAAAAGATCAAGAGCAAGTACGCAACATTCAAAGAATTCTATACAAACGATTGGCAGTTGTTTGTGGAATACAATATCGTTGACGTTGAACTAGTTGACCAATTAGAAGACAACATGAAGTTGCTTGTTCTAATCATGACAATGGCATATGATGCCAAGTGCAATTTCATGGATATCTTTTCTGCTGTTCGTACATGGGATTGTATTATCTACAATGCGCTGCTCAAGAAAAATATTATTCTGTCTAATCCAAAAGCATTTGGCAGCAAAGAAAAACCAATCATTGGCGCGTATGTAAAGCAACCAACTCCCGGAAAGTATGATTGGGTTGTATCATTTGATGCAACATCTCTGTATCCATCAATCATTATGTCTTTTAATATGTCACCAGAAACCTTGGTTGATGGGGCAAAGTTTCTTCCAGACACTGAAGAATCTATTCAAAAGCTAATGGATAAAGATGTTGATATGTCAATTGCCAGAGAAAGAGACTTTATCATGACTGCCAATGGGCAATGCTTTCATAAAGCGAACAAGGGAATTTTCCCCGAATTGATTGAGCATTACTTTAGCCTTCGCCAAAAGTCCAAGAAACAAATGTTTCAAGCGCAAAAAAAGTATGATGAAACTAATGATGACAAGTACTTGAAAGATATTACTCGCTATAACTGTATGCAAATGGCTGCAAAGATTTTGATGAATTCTTTGTATGGTGCAACATCAAATGTTTACTTTCGGTACTATGACACTAGAGTTGCTGAAGGCATTACGATGACTGGTCAGTACATTATCAAGTCCGTTTCAGAAGAACTCAATAAGTATCTCAATCGCGTGTCAGATACAAAAAACATTGACTATTCATTTTATTGCGATACCGACTCAGCATACTTCACTCTAGAAAATTGGGTAAACAAAAACCACAAGGGAAAGAACAAAAAAGAATTGGTTGATATTGTCGATCAGTACTGTAATAAAAACATTGAACCAACAATCAATAAGGCATGTACTGATATTTTTAATTATCTCAATGGCTATGCAGATAACATTAAGTTTAAGCGAGAAGTAATTGCAGATCGCGGAATCTGGATTGCCAAGAAACGGTATGCATTGAATGTGCATAACTCAGAAGGTATTGCATACAATCCACCTAAACTAAAAGTATTGGGTTTGGAGATTGTTCGCTCCTCTACTCCGGCATTCGTTAGAAAAGCACTCAAGGATTCTATTGTGATTGCATTGACTGGCGAAGAGCAACAAATTAAAGATTATGTACAGGAAGTTAATACTAAATGGGTTGAGATGGAAACAGAGGAAATATCTTTCCCGCGTAGTGTTAACGGAATGACACAGTATGGCGATCCTGCTACTATTTTCAAAAAAGGAACGCCAATTCAAACGCGAGGCGCACTTATCTACAATCACTTGATTAAAAAGTATAATTTAGACAAGAAATATCAATACATAAAAGACGGCGACAAGATTAAGTTTCTTTACTTGAAAGAACCTAATCCATTAAATAGTCATGTGATTGGTTTCTTTGGGTCTTTGCCAGAAGAGTTTAAACTTAATAAGTATATCGAC